CTACTCAGGCTATCGACAAGGGATACCAGTGACAGGTACGCCAACTGTTCTGAGTCCATGTCTCTTGTCTTCTTCCAAGCAATGTCTCGTGACGTGTTGCTTGGGTTCTTACGCCATTCATCAATGGCTACTGCCACTGTGTCAACAAGCCTCGTGATGATGGCTCGTCCGTGTACTGTAGTGGATTCCCTACCACTCTCAATGGCTTTGTCTCTGGCCTTCCTGAACCGTTCGATACCACCCGTAAGCATGTCTGCTTCAAGTGCTATCTGTTGGTTGAAGAGGTCAGCATCTGTTTCTAAAGTTACATCCATGACTAAGCCCCCTTTAACATTAACTATAACATGTTTAACATGGATAACACACCTATACCTATCGTACCTACGAACAAGGCTATAGTCATGATACCACTATGGTCAGCCATATCATTCAGGTAACCTATTGCATTGATTACTAAAAGTATGGCTATGAATAGTACAACTGCTAGTCCCATTCTAAATCCACTTCAATAATGGTTGTCCATATCTTGAAGTCGTGGTTCAACACACTGTCATACATCTCAATCAACTCCTCAAAGTGTCTGAAATGTACAGGTTCACCAACCAGACCACCCCGATTGTATACTGGTACACACTCCTTTAACTTTGTTTCATCGTCCATATATACAGACAAACTATAGGTATCATCTACCTCGTACGTTACGTTTCCCATGTTCACTCCTTGTAAGCAGACAAATTATACCACACATCTAAATCAGTTGTCAACCCATTGGGTGTCTGATAGGTAGGATAAACTGTCGCCCGTACATACCCGTCATCATCACGCCAGACATTGATGTCTACTACGTCACCTTCGTACTCGTAGTCAAACCAATCATCCTCACCATCCCACTGGTTGTTGCTAACAATCCCGTCAACGTAGGTGGTAAGCTCTCGCTCTGCTCTCTCACTCATTGTCATGTTCATGTCTGTTCCCTCTCTCGCATTGCTACACCATCAGCGTACCCATTCTCAAACTTAGACTGCCACTGTGCTTCAGTGTCCTTGTCATATGAGTTAGTGTACT